GTGGCGTATGCATGGTCTGCGCAGCAAGCGCCGGCCGGTGTGATCCAGGACAATGTGGAGCGCCTGGCACATGAGTACGGTGTGCGTCCGTGGTTGGACCGGACGGGGATCGGGTGGGGGGTCATCGAGAACTTGAGCTGCCCCTCGACGGGCGTGCTGTTCACGAAGGGAAACGCGGTGTCCGGCAATTCATCCTCACCGAACGTGCCCGTCTCACAGCTCATCAACAACCTTGTGCTTGGGCTTGAGCACGGGCAGATCGCGATTCCCGCGCAGTATGCGGAACTGTTGCTGGGCCTTCGGGCATACCGCTGGAAGCAGGCGTATGGGCGCAAGGGCCGAGGAGCCGACTGGGTGGATGCTCTTGCACTGGCATGGTGGAGCTTCACCAGAGCGCAGTCGGCCAGCATGATCGCGAAACCGAAACCGAGAGGCATGTAGCCGATGAGCGTGTGGGAGAGTGTCAGGCAGTGGCCGCGACGGATAGCCGGCCTGTTGAGTGGGTTGGAACGTGGCGCATTGTCGGGCGGGGCGTTCGAGAGTCCGAAGCGGCAATGGCCCCCGGCGAGAGACGTGTCACGCATCGGGAAGTACAGCAGGAACGCCAAGCTCTACCTTGGGCAGCATGAGCAGGTGTTCGTCACCAGCGGGGAGTTTCGGTTCGAGTACGACGAGAGCAGGGAGTATGTACATATCAACCTGCTGAAGGCGCTGTCTGATGTGGTTACATGGCGGCTGTTCGGGGAAGGCATTGATGTGCTCGCCCCGGAGGGCATGGGGGCGACGGGGGAGTTTTTCGAGCACCTGTATACCCGCAATGGTATGAGGACGCTGAATCTGCGGGCCGGTTTAGGGGCCAGCTACCGCGGTGATGCCGTGTACAAGGTGCGCTACGACCCCAATGGCGGGCGTGTGGTGGTTGAGACAGTCAACCCTGCGCAGTACTTCCCCGAGGTGGATTGTCTGAACGGTGAGCGAGTAACGGCGGCGACCGTCGCCCAGGTGCTATGGGATGATGATCAGCAGCCATACCTATGGCAGGAGCGGCATGAACTGCGGGGCGGGGCGGGATGGGTGACCAATCGTCTCTTCACGCTGCACGGGGACGTGGCCAACGGGGAGATGTATGTAGACCTGGCCGAGGACGAAGTGGGGCTGGGGGCCCTTCCACAGACGAGCCAGCTCCCGGCAGAGATCGCGAGCGGTGTGGACCGCCTGCTGCTCGTGCACGTCCCGAACAAGACCTCAGACGAGACGGGCATCTGGGGGATCAGTGACTACGATGGTTTGGTCGCGATTCAAGGGGAGTATAACAACCGTCTGACGCAGAGAGCGGAAGTGCTTGATAAGTTCGTGGACCCGTTCATGTACGGGCCCGACATTAGCGATGAGAAAGGCCAGGTGAACCTACGAGAGAACAAGTGGTTCACGCTGCCCGAAGGGGCGTTGGGCACGGGTAACCCGGTGGGAATGCTCACCTGGGACGCTCAACTGGGCGCCGTAGTGGCTGAGCTGGATGAGCTGCGCCAGCAGTTTGCGGTGACGGCTGGTGTGGACCTGACAGCTCTGGCGGATCTGACGGGAGGCCCGGTCTCGGGCAGGGCGCTGCGTCTGTCGCAGATGAAGACGCAGGCCACCGTTCAGGCGAAGCAGATGCACTTCGGCCCCGGGCTGCAGGAGGTCTTCAGCATCGCGTCAAAGCTCGCGGCTGTGCAGGGGCGGATGCTGGGGTGGCAGCCCAGTCGAGGGTGCGTGCGGGCCGTGGAGCCAGAGGCCGTGGGCATCGTCTTCGGCGACGCGCTGCCGGCGGACCGAGCGGAGGACATCGAGGAGCAGGTGGCGATGCTGGATGCAGGGGTGCAGGACGCGTTGGACGCAATCAAGCTCCTGCACGGTCTCGGTGATGAGGACGCGAGGGCGAAGCTGGCACGCATCCGGCAGGACCAGGCGGAGATGTCGTCGGTGGGTCTTCCCGCGGAGCTTTTGTCAACCAATCCGCTGGGCGGCGGTGAGGGTTAGGTGGGCGAGGCCTTGAGGGAGCACGGCGGAATCCGGCGATCGAGGGAGTACCGGGAAGCAGTGGAGCTGATGTCCCGGTACGAGGCGGCTGAGCGGGCGCTGCTTTGGCAGATCAGCATCGTGTGCCTGTATGGGCAGGACCCGAGTATCCGTCGAGAGCAGGTGAGGCAAGCGCGACGGGTGCTGAAGGGCTTGGCCGAGTACAGCATGCGCTGGGCATCGGTGTGCCTACCGGCGCTGTACGGGCAAGGGATGTGGCGGGCCGACGTGCACCCCGCGGCGGGCATCCCCGATCGCGAGGACTGGAAGAAGGACGCCGCGTCTGGGATGGCAGGATGGCCCAAGAGCCACGACGAGGCGTTGCGGGCGATAGTGGGGCACGCAAAAGGCAAGCTTGCGGCTGCGAACCGCACTCTGACGGAGGATGTCTCGAAGGCTCTGCGTCGCGCGCAACAGGCAGCGCGCCAGGACCAAGCCAAGCCGACGAGCGGACGCGGAGGCCCCGAGGCGCGGACACCCGGCGGCAGTCTCGTCCAGCAGGTCGCGGAATGGGTGAAACGGGGCTGGACGGCCACAGGCCGGTTCTTGAGGGGACTATGGGAGAAGGGCCTGTCGTGCCTGACAGATAGGGCGGGACGACGCTGGCGCGTGACGCGATACATCAAGATGGTGGGGCGGACGGTGTGCGAGTGGGCCCGGCGCATTGCGCTCTGGTTGCAGTGGTTGCTAGGCGGTCACGACCTGGTGCAGGTGTCGGACCACTGCTGCTGGTACTCGGAGTGTATCCCCTGGGAGGGCGCGGTCTTGTCCCTGACAGGGCGGACGCGGGGGTACCGGACGAAGCGTGAGGCTATCATCGCTGGCCTGTTCCATCTGTATTGTCGGCACTGGACCATACCGTATGTTCCAGGGGTGACGGATCCTCTGGATCATATGGACCCCTACACGATCTGCTGCGGGGGCCACACCGCAGTGTGGTGGCGGCGGTACCGGCGATATGTGCGGGTGTCAGGTCGACCACTGGACGAGAAGGTGATGTTGCTTCGGTGGAGTCGCGGGAGGCCTGTTAGACCCCCATGCCCGTGGCTCGGGGAGGGGCGCTAGGTTGAGCTGCCTCGACGGGGAGCTGTAGTTGGGCTTGGGCCGCCGGTTGGGGTAGTGGGGATCTCTGGATGTAGATCGCGTCTGGGTATGGCGATGATCGGGACTGAGAAGCCGCCGCATAGGCCTCTTGAGGGCCTTTCGTGCGCGGCTTCTGTGCTTTGTGCGCAAATACGCTGTGTGGGAACGGGGGTCAGTGATGACGGGTGAAGAGCGGGCCGGGCGGCCTGAGGCCATAGAGAGCCATCGGGCAGAGCAGACGGAAGGAGGGCGCGACGGTGACCCGCCCGTCGGGAGCCAGATGGATGGCGGTGAGACCGAGCAGGCTGCGTCGGGCGGGTCGCCGGCGGCGGGTGAGACGGACGCGGAACGCGGGGGGGCGCTGGCCCTGGCAAGACAGGAGGCGGCGCAGGCCAAGGCGGAAGCGACCGAAGCACGGGAGCAGCTCGCGCAGTCCCGTGCACGCGCGCTAAGGGCGGACCTGATCGCGGCGAACGCCCCGGGACTACCGGCCGCGTACCGATGGCAGATCAACGGTGACGACGAGGGGGCAATCAGAGAAAGCATCGACAAGGCGCGGAACCAACACCGGGCGGACGTGGTGAGTGAGCTCAGGTCAGTGGCGGGGATGGCTCCGGAGCAGATTGTGGAGGCTTTCGGTGAGGAAGCCTTGCCTCTTGCGGAGCGCCTGGCCGCAGGAGCACCGTCGGTGGGCGCTCCCGCGAGGGCGCCGGGGCAACCGGCGGTGGCACTTACGGAGGCCCCTATCGACCGGATGAACGGCCAGCAGTTGAGGGAGACCCTCGCCCGGCAGGGAGTACGTGTGCGACTGTAAAGGCGAGTAGACCAAAGGAGCGAGAGATCAATGGCTCAAACGACGAGTGGGAATGTCCCCAGCGAGTGGGTGGCGTACACGCTGCAGGCGGCGAAGCTTGGGCTCCGCAGCAGGACGATTTTCGCGCCGGGCGATCCGGGACATGACAGGGACGTGCTGGACATTGCGGATCTGAGGGGCGCAGGCAATGGCCTTAGCGGCGTGTTCACGCGGTATGGGACGGTGAGCGCCTCGACGGGGGCTGAGGGGACTGAATACGCGGCATGGCAGTCGTTCAACCCCAGCACGACGACGGTGACAGTGAGCAAGCAGCAGGCGGGGATCGTGCTGACGAAAGAGCGCCTGATGAAGGCGCACAACGAGTTGGCGGAGTGGGTGCGGTGCGGAGAGGAACTTGCACGGGCGCTGGCCCAGAAGGTGAACGTGGATGTGTGCTCAGTGTTTCCGTCCTTTGGCACCAGTGTCGGCAGCAGTGGTACGGACATCACGCACACGGACATCCTGACGGGGATCGACACGTTGCAGAGCGCGAAGGCGGAGGGGCAGTTGTTCTGCGTCCTGCACACGCACCAGTGGTTTGACCTGATGACCGAGGCAGATTCACCGCTGGCCGACGCCAGCAAGACGCAACTGGCTGAGGGCCTGTACATGAAGTACTTCTACGATAGCATCTACGGGCTCAGGTGGTTCACGACTCAGGACGTGCAGTCCGCCAACGCCGGGGCCGACTGGTGTGGCGCGATGTTCAATGCCGAGGCCATCGGCCTGGCGTGGGGGCAGGATTTCGAGTTGGAGGTCGAGTGGGACAAGAACGCGCAGGTGTGGGAGCTGCTGATCACGGCGTATTGGGGCGTTGGGATCGCCGACGACGATTGCGGCGTGAAGGTTGTGACGGACTACTAACGGCACCTCACCATCGATGGCGAGAGGGGAACGGCCGAAGCAGATTCCGCAGGCGGGCTCTGCCGATGATCGCGAGTCAATGGCTCGCGATCGAAGAGCCGGTGGGTGAGGTTGGCAGGGAGAATTGCACACGCGAGTGTAGCTCGCGCAATGAGCACGATCCCGCATGGGCGGGACCGTGCTCGCGGAGGATGATGACAAATGGCTCGAGCGACGGCGGTTCAGACAGCAACGATCGCGGCAGGCGCGGTGGACGCGTCTGCGACACCGGTGTTCTACTGGCGGGCGCCTTGCCAGTGTGTCGTGGAGAGCATTTATCTGGTCAACACGAGCGCAGTAGCGGCGCATGCGACGGACATCGCCACTGTAACGGTGACGAACATCGGCACCGATGGTACAGGGACGACGAGCGTGGCGTCACAGACCACCGACAGCGATGTGTCGGGTAGCGCCGCGATCGCAGCCGGGATCCCGTGGCAGATCACTAATAGCAGCACAGTGGCAGACCTGGAAGTAGCGGGCGGGGAAGTCCTGAAGATTGCCCCGACTGAGGGTGGCACGGCCGGCAGCGGGGACCTCGCGGATGCGACCTTCCAGATCAACTACCTGGTGGGTACGGGCGTCGGCTACAGCTAAGCGCGCCGGCAGCGCAACTGGGGAAAGGATGATCATATGCCGTGGGTCTACTACCCATTCCCCGATGACCACGAGCATGCGGGGAAGTTCTACAGGGGATGGATGCCCGCAGGCGACGTGGAGGGGATGCTGGAGCGATCGGGAGCGAGGCTGGCCGAGGATGTTCCAGACCTTGGTCTGAGCGGCAGGCCGCCGAAGTCGGGGCTGGTGGTGGACGAGTCCGGCGTGATCCGTCGCGACCAGAAGAGCGCTTTGGCCGACTGGGAATGCGTGGAGCAAGACCTCAAATCGACGGGCAGAGCATCCCTGTCGGTCGGCTACTCTCGGACGATTCGTGCAGCGGAGCGGAAGTTGGCGGAAGCGTTGGACGGGGATGACCTTGTGCGGGCGCGCGCGGAGCTTCGCCGGATCGAGAAGGCGTGCGATGAGGGGCGGAAGCGGTTGGCTCAGTCCGCCCGGACAACGCTCGGTGCTGCCGGGCAGGAGAAGGGGACCTAGGTGATGGGCGCCATCACATGCACGCCCGGGGGGTCTGATGACAACTGCTACGTGACGGAAGCCCAGGCAGACGGGTACTTCGCTGAGGGGCTTCGGACGGGGGTATGGGAGGGCTGGAGTGGGAGCGATCGGCAGGGCGCACTGATCCAGGCGACGGCGCAAATCGAGTCTACGGGTGGCGCCAGGGCATCGGAGCACTCGCCAGCCCGCGTGTTGTTCCACGGCAGCCCCTACGCCACTCATGAGTATGACGCTGAGACGCAGAAATACGTGCCGGCGCAAGCGCTGCACTTCCCGCGGAAGCAGGATGTGGACCCGAACGGCGAACCTGTCATCCCCCAGTCGATCCGGGAGGCCGTGTGCGAGCAAGCCTACTGGCTCATGGAGCGGAGAGACAATCCTGGTCTGGTAGACCGAGAGAGGCTGCAGGCGGAGGGCGTGCGCAGGGTGTCCGCGGACGGCCTGAGCGAGGAGTACGGGGGGCGATGGCGTCCGGACGGCATTGCACCGGAGGCGTGGCGGCGGGTGAGGCCATACCTGAGGAGCGCGTTTCGGACCGTCGAGTGAACTGAAGCGGGGAAGATACGGCCACGGCCGGGCGTTCTTGGCACGGGTAACCTGCGATGGGTTCGGGCATTGCCGCGTCCGGGAGGGCATGGTATGCGCAGGGGATGTGGCACCGTGCCTTGCACGTCTTCCAGCGTCAGTTTCTGCGGGCGCAACGGTGCAGCACCTCGCGCAGAGAAAGGGCCAAGGGGCAAGGACAGATGTATAACGCGGATTGCATACTTGTCGAGCCCGTCAGCGCCAGAAGCAGCGAGGACAGTCTTGAGCTCGAGGATCGTGATCGAGACCACCCGCAACAGCGGTGCAGTCTGCGGCAGATGGTCCTCACTGGGGAGACGACGACACTTGGGCGACTGGCGTGTGGCACATGGGTTTGTCGCCTGCAAAGTCGTGTTGGGATTCAGCCCGGGTGGCGGCTACGAGCGCGGCTGGACGCGGAGGGCACCTGGCACACCTACGAGGTGCGACGAGCATCGAGAGCCCTGCACTGGAGCCTGATGGTGGAGAGAGTCTGAGGCCAGAGGGACTGCTGTGGGTCGCAGGGGCTGCCGTACGGAGGGCCGGGGCGGATGGGGGGCGTGCTTTGGCCGTTGTGCGGCGGTGGCCATCCATTCGGCGCTCCCCGACGGCCGATCTTGGCGGCCATGTCGTCCTGGGGAGAGGACTGCCGCGAATGTCGAGGATAGCTGGGCCGGCTACGGGCCGGGTCGTGAAGCAGGCCCAGTCTATTCGGCCACCGCGACGGCAACGGCGACGGCGGATGGCTCGGAATGGCACGGAAGCCGTCAAGACAGGCCCGGCAGGGCGGCGTTAGAGAAAGGGCGGAAGGCCCGCATGGCTATTGATTTCGTTCACACGGGCGAGTTGGTAGATGCGGTCATCAGTGTGCTGAAGGGCAGTGGTAGTGGGCACATCGGTGGGTTGCCGCCGGCATGGTTTACGCGGGGCGCCAGTGAGTACCTAGAGACGCTTGATCATGGAGATCTATCGGACATCGCCGTCACTGCGGACGCCCTGTCGAGGATGCTGCCCGCGATTCTTGTGCGAGGCCTTGGCCCGCAGGGCGCGGTGGAGCACATATCCGGCGTGACCAAGACCCGCGAGCGCCTCCGTGTCATCCATGCGCGACGCTATGACCAGTGCTTTGCTGGGGATGGCATCCGTGAGCCCAACATGACGCGGGCTCGGGAGCGCTATGCGAAGATCATCGGGGAAGCACTCTTCAACGACCCTCAGGGAAAGCTGGCGGTCATCGACGGGGAAAGCGCCCGTACGGAAGTAAGCCTTACCTGTACTGATGACAACGGCGCGCAGGTGGTTCAGGCCGTCTGGCGCGGATGGGACCTGGGCTACGACATCGGGAACCCCAGCAGCACCGAGGACGTGCGGCTGATTCGGCGACTGCCGGCTCAGATCTGGGCGATCGCCTGTGACATAGACGTGATGGTAAGGAGTGGCTAGAGATGGACGGCAACAGCACCTCACCCCCGAGCACGAGCAGGGCTCGTGCTCTTCCCCCTCTCCACGCGGTGGAGAGGGGAGGGACGACAGAGAGCAGGGCAGGGCAAATCATGGCGGTCGCGGGGCCGTTTTGCAGTTCTGGCCTGCAGATCACGAAGCTGCCCGATGGGTGCAGGTCGGTGGTGGAGCTGATTGAGCGGGGCGAGGACGAGACGGGGGACGGCACCTGCCCCCGCAGCGCGCTCTGCTTCGCGAATGGGATTAAGGCTGATGGGGAGAACGGCGAGAACGACGGTGGGCCGGATAGGGTCCCACCGGCGCCATAGAGCGGGGAAGCTGATCTGGGACAGCCGGAACATTCCGACGAGCTGGAGGATCACGCGATGCCTAACATCTTCAACGGACAGGTCATTGGTCTGAGCAAGACCTCGGGCGGCACGCCCTCGGCCTTCTGCCGGGCCGTCAGTGGTGGCACGTTCTCGCGCAACCCCAACAACGTTGTGAAAGGGGGCATCGGCGGTCAGCGCCATGTGCGGAAGGGGGCGGATGAGGTAAGCCTTGATTGGACATGCGTGGGCCCCGCGAAGACGGACCTGGCGCTATGGTTCCCTACCACCGTTGGCGTGCAGGTAGCAAGCTTTCCGGACTTCTTGGTTGAGGTGGACGACGGCAGCAATGGCTGCGAGCTCGTGGTGTCGGGCGGACAGCCTGCCTCGTGCACGATCAGCGTGGGTGAGGGACCCGATGCCGAAGTTGAGTACAGCTTCAGCGCCAAGTTCACCACGGCTACGGAGCAGGCTGTGGGCACGGACGTGGCTGTGTACAACTCGGTCCTTGGCCACACCATAAACGACATAACCGTTCAGCAGGCGGCTGCGGACTACGGCATATTGAGCTTCGAACTGAGGGGGGACCTGGGCATCGCCATGGTGAACGCGATGGACACAAAGGCCAGCGATAGCCAGACGATCCCGACGGCCTATGCGATCACCAAGCAGGATGTGACCTTCACCTGCTCGAGCACGGATGAATGGCAGCTCGACAGCATGGACGGGGACACGTGGACGGCCGGGGACATCGTGATCACCATGGCCAATGGGACGGGCGCCGAGGACATCATGATCACCCTGGATGACTTCGTGCCCGACGAGTTCAACATGCCCCTGGAGGCCGAGGACATCGAGAAGTTCGGGCATAGCTTCATCCCCGGTGCGGGGACGGCCTACAACCGGGTGCAGATCAGCTAGCGGCCGACGAGGCACCTTTGGGGGCCGGCAAGGATACCCCACCCCCCGGCCCCCTCTGCTTCCCCGCTCACGTGGGATCAGGCGAGGGGGAGCACGACGGAACGACGCACGCCAAAGCGAGCCCCTCCGGCCGCACCGCGATTGAAACTCGAGCAAGCCTCGCGACAGAAGCGCAAAGGCACGAGGAACGGGGAACGAGGGAACGACGAAGGACGCACACCAAAGCACGATCCCACAGCCGCGACTGGGGCGAATGCGAAATGGCATACGAGGTAGCGTTGAGCGTGAAGATCGAGGCGCTGGGCGCGGAGTTTTTCTTCGGCCCTCCGGACCAGGCGTTAGGGGAGCTTTTCCGCGTCGCACAACACAGGAATGTGGATCATCTGGATCCGGCGTGCCCGCCCCCTGAACTGATCGCGCCCCTGGCAGAGATCTTTGTCAGCGGAGTGAAGGGCTGGGAAGGTGTGGTGCAGGCCGATGGTTTGGCGCTGCCCTGCAGTCTCGAGAACAGGCAGTCGGTACCGACGCTGGACAAGGTAGCCGTTGCGGCCGCGTACGTCGAGAAAGCTCTGGCGGTCGAGGAAAAAAAAGTCGAGCCCGACGCGCCGCCTACAAGCTCTACGCCGACGGAGAGCAACATGGGCAAAGCCGATGGGTAGAGGCGTATACGAGCGTTTTGAGGCGCTACACGAGCGATGCCGAGGGGATGCAGGTAGTGCCCGACATCATCCTCGGGCCCTTTGTGTGCGATCAACTGGGGATCAGCCCTGCGGAGCTTGGGCAGTTGGGGTATGAGACGGTTTCGGTACACATGGGATACCTAGAGGGACAAGCGCTGGCGCGATGGGCATCTGAGAATCCGAGGCCAAAGCATGGAGTGCGTGAATCCTGAAGAACGGCGGGACGCGTCTGAGCGGTTTATGCGCGGGCGTTCCGGGCCATCTGCCATGCGAAATAGCGCTGATCCAGGCATGCTAAGGGCAATGGCCGGACGATTGAGCGGGCTGTGGCGACGCCTGGTGTCAAGGAGGCAGCGGTCTAGTCAGGGCACTAATGGGGGTGCGGGCATTGGGCTTCGCGCGGTTGAGGGTTCGGTAAAGCTCGGGGCAGACACACTGCTGTTTGGGCCCGACACCATGGACGGGGCTGTGGAGAAGGCTTCGTCCCGGGAGTCGCCTTCACAGGAGGCGTGTGTGCCGAAGGATGGGTTACGGCCGGCGGCCGAGGCGAAGCGGGGGTGGGGAGTCGGCGGAAGTGAGGAGGCGGGAGACCTCAGTGGCGTGCTGGATGGCGGCAGTGTAGGTCGCCGGGCGAGTGTAGCCGGCAGTACGGCCTTTCAATTGGGTGTTCGACAGCCATTGGTAGATGCGTTGGGCCCAGGGCCCTTCGTTTGGGATACCAGAAACGCCTGGGTTGGCGAGCCGTCGTCAACGAGCGACGGGTTTGCGTCCGGACCTGTGGCCTCGCCCGCTATGAATTTGGGGGCCGGGATTGGGATGAGGCTCAATCGGGGGCAGGCCAGGAAGGGAGCACGAGCTTGTCCGGTGCGCCTGGATAATGTGTCCCGGCTCGCGCGGACGGGGCTCGGGCAGACGCCCAAAGCGGGCAGCAGCGGGGACTGGGTAGAGGGGGTAGGGGGCGCGAGGCCGGCCGGCACGGCACTGCCGGCCGGCCAACGCGTCGTCCCCGGACCATCTGGCGGCGGCAGCTTGAATCTTCGAGATGTGTGGGAGTGTTGCGCAAGTAGATGGGTGCGCCCTTCGAGGAGAGTGGGGCCCGGAAGTAGCGTGGCCGGGGGCTCTGGTGACCGCGGAAGGCTTCCGTGGACGCGTGAGGCAAGCGGGCCCGGCAGCATGGCTGTGAGGAACGAGGGCAAGGGCGCAAGCCTACGGCGGGCGCCCACGGCCCCGGAGATACTGATGGTGGCGCGTATTTTTGCGATGATGTCCAAGCGGCTTCTTGGGAATCAGGGGACGGATTCGGCGCGGTGGCCCGACCGGACCCTATGGCAAGAAAAGGTGCGGCATCTGGAGCCGTGGGCGGTGCCGAGAGGCTTCGTGGCTCCCAGGACTCCCCCGGCGTACACAAGGAGGCGTTCGGCGCCGGAAGCCCGACTGACCATCGCGCTGCAGGACGGCCTGGTGGCTCGGGAGACCGCGAGAATGCTCGAGTCGCCAGAGGGGCGGCAAGTGATCGTGAATTTGGTGCGTCAAAAGCTGGGGCAGGTGAGGCCGGGGACGGCGTATTGAGCCCTTCCGGGCCTTATCTGACGGCAATGGCGCCTCACCCCCGATCACGACGCACACGGCGTGTCGTGATCCTGCGGGGAGCTGTGCTCCGCTCGGCCCCCTCTCCGATGACGAGCGGGGCTCGCGATCCCTGGGCGAGGGGGAGAACGGCAAGCCGATCCCGAGGGGCGGGCCCATGAGCACGAAAGATATTTCGTGCTCGTGGCGCCTCACCCCGGACCCCTCTCCAATCGGTTGAGAAAAAGTAACTAAAATGTCGGAAAGGCTTATAAAATGATATAATAAGTCTTGTATGAGTTTGATGAGGCAATGGGCTCGCTTTGGACTGCTTATGGCTGCGTGTGTCATTCCAATTTGGGTGATAGTCCATAGGTCGCCTGAATTGACGCGACAGGTTTGCGCGGATTGTAGGGCATTTCTCGGGATCGTGCCCGACGGTCTGGTGAGCCTGGATCGCCGGGCGGAGATTAGCCGAGAGGTGGCTAAGACGAAACGGAACGCGGTTTCGCCGTATGTGAAGCACACAGTAACCATCTACCCCCCGAGGGGATCACATCCCCTGAAGGAAGCCATGGCAAAGGCGAAGTACGACAGCATCAGCCTGGGTGCGGCGTGGAGCGGGACGTTGGAGGTGCTCAATCTCGGCACTGCCCTCAATTATCTAAGCTCACCTGTTGACACGGTCGCATTCAGCGCATTGGGCGGGACTCTATCGTTGGTGTCCAGCGGGGCAGGTGCGCTGACTAGCGACCCGCTGTCCGCGGATCCGGGCGGCGGGCCGCCTGGGGCCGAATGGGTCGCGATGTACTTCCCATATGTGTTGACGTGTGGTGGTGATACGGAGACCGTATATGTGTTTAGTCAAGACGACTGGTACCCCACCATGCCGCACACGGTGCCTGAGGAGGGCATCAAGGTCAACACGGACCTCGCGATGGCGTTTGAGTACACGGTCTCGGACCTGTACCCCAAGGCCCTGCGGACCGATGGTTCGCCCGCCACGCGCCAGGCCATGGATTGGAGCGACTTCAGCCACTCGGCGAGTTGGTACGCGGACGAGGGGTCAACGGTCACGTTTACATTGAGCGGGCACGGCGTAACCTTGAGCGACACCGCTTCCCTCGCGAACACCGGGGAGATTGACCTCGGGGGTAATCCGTGGATTGGCACATACAGCGTCAACATCCATCGCTATGATGTGGATGATACCGTCTACGCGCGGATCAGTGACCTCGAGTTCAACGGCAAAGCCGTGGACCTGAGCAACCTCGAGCTGAGCAACCCCGGCACCGGGGATGCGCCTGACGCCGGTCAGTCAAGCTGGAAGCGGAGCGCCGACAGCAACTGCGCGCGGATCGGCGACGATGGCGGCATCGCCACCTGGTGGACCGGGACCGGCAACGCCACGAAGACTTGGTCGGGCACCATCTACGCGCCGTACTTCGGCAGCTTCATCCCCATCGAGGGGGGCCACAATGACGCCTTAGCCTACAGCGGCACCACGCCACAATATGTGGGCCCCATCATCGAGTATGAAGATGACCACGAAACCACCACTCCGGTGGAGTGGGAGGGCACGAAGACATACTACGAGCAGCGGAAGAGCTGGGAGTTCGAGTGGGAGTACAAGACCCTGAGCACGAAGACCGCGGTGGCGGTCTATCACACCCTCGCCTGGCGCATTGCCAACGGCGAAGACCTCGTGGGGACCGACCCGGATGAGAACGACCGACAGCTCGCGCTGCTTGTCCATTGGCTGGATGCCACGGGCTTCGACGGGGATCCGATTGACGGGCCGATGGTGACCCTTGCCCACAGCACGAGCCTCAACATCAACGACCCACCCGGTGTAGCCCGCCCGTCCTCATGGACGGGCTCCGGCGGGGTGACGGTCAACCCGGGTGATAACGACGAATGGGCCGTAGCCGACGCATCGAGCGCTCCGAAGGTGGAGCGCTCTTTCGCTTCCCGGTATTTTCTGCGTTTGGACAGGCTTGCCGCGGGGAGCTATGTGCCCGGGCAGGAGTACCTTGCCGACTGGGCCATCATGCACGAGGCCAACCTGGCCATCGGCACGACATTGGATGACCCGGACTGGTGGGACAGCGAAGCCGGTGGCGTGGACGCGGAGGACATCCGCTCGTGGGCGGACTGGGCGTACGTACGCTGCCAGCTTACCGCGCCGGCGGCGGGCACGATCAAGCTGATCGTGGACTACTCGGTGGCGGAGATCTCGGACCCCTGCTACACCTGCGCGGAGCACCGATGGGCCGAGTACAGCTACACCCGCAACCGCAAGCAGCTCTCATACAGCTTTGACGTGACGATCGGCGCCAATGACGTCCTCATCGACTTATGCGCCTCGGATCAGGGCGTGGTGCCGGCGGGTGACGACCGGCTCCAGCACGTTGATAAAATCAGCATGGAATTGCCGGCGAACGACAGCGGAGACACGGAAACTTGGACCCTTACGGGGCTTGACTTACGGCTTGATCCTGGAGAAGGGGAGCGGGCCGAGCCGAGCACTCACCTCAACCTGCGGTACAAGCGCGCCTGGGACTGGATCGGCGCGGACTGGCTGGGCTTTGCAGCCATCGTGGACGGCAAGGACGCCCTCGAACTTGACTACGGGTACGGCTATACGCGGGCGGAAGAGAAGCTCTTATACATCCAGCGGAGCGAGCACTGCCCGGGCAGCCACTCGACGGTGCGCCTGGACAGCCTGAAGAGCATCGCGCGGCTGAAGCAGGAGCTCGACTATCAAGAGGGCTGGACGCCCACAGACCACGAGCTCGTGAGCGGCGCGAAGAACAAAGACGGCGACGAAAACACCCTCTGCGGGGCGCTGTATTGGTTTGATTTGCGCCAGGCGCACGAATGGACGGCCAGCACCTCGCAGGGGATGAATGGGGCCCCGTGTGTGGGCACCGTGCAGCTCCTGGCGGGCATTGAGCAGCACTGGTACTACTACGCGGTGCCACGAGGTAGGGGACACGGCATCGCGATCAGCGGCGGCAGCCGGCAGCGGAGCACCGGCGGCATCGTCATCCTCGGCAAGCCCAGTGGTGGCAGCTACAGCACCATCGACACGGTGAGCACCGATGAGCACGGCCGGTGGGCAAGCCCCGACCTGAGGGAGAAGGACTACACGTACCGCGTCCAAGGCAAGGAGCTCGAGTGGCAGGCGGTGACGCGGGAGTACACGGCGGCGCCGGCGGGGCGGAACCTCTGGGACCCGTACCAGGTGAAAGACTTCAATGGGGGCTTCTGGCTCGTCGCCACCGACATCGATGGCGTGGTCTATTGCTACTGGATCAACGCCGACTACCCGCGAGCCCGGGAAGAGACCGCCGCAAAGCCCTTCGCCGGGGCCCAGGACTACTCGAGGCCCAGCATCGCCGTCGACGAGTGCGGCGCTTTGCTCGTGTGCGCCACCTACAACAGCAACATGGTCATCACCCGCTCTCGCGACCGCGGGCACACCTGGAGCGAAGCCATGTCGACATTGGGCAACGGCCTGCAGGCCGGGACGATCAAGTATCACATGGCCGGCGGGGTCTTTACTTGCGGCTGGAAAAGCTCCGATGAGAAGATCTACTTCCGGGCCAGCAGCGCCAACGACCTCACCGCGGATGCCCTTAACACCGACAGCGACACCGAGCTCGAGGTCTGCTCGGCGGACATCGACCCGGGCGAAGACCCTCCTCGCAGCGACCTGATCATCGGCGAAGACCGCTCGATCATCGTGATCGTGGATCAGGACGGCAGCATGACGCCGTATCGGTGCCGGAATTTCGGGGCGGGGACGGCTTTTACGGAAGTGACTTAGCGGCAGACGACTGACACCGCGGGGCGCTGCCCCGCTGCCCGCTGGGGGAACACTGTCCCCCCAGACCCCGTGTGCCAGGCATGCTCGAC